TGGAGCTGATTGGATTGGTATGTCTTGTGGTTGCAGGATGGTTGGTGGCACCGGCGTTGGGGTTTGCTGTGATTGGTGTTGCTGCGTTTGTGTCTGCGTGGAGTTTGGCTCGAATCACTAAGGATGATAAGAAGTGATTGTTGACCGTCTAGTTGGCCGTGGTGGCAATGAGGAGGAACGTGCGATTTCGTTCCAGTCGTTGTTCGCTCTCGGTGACGGGTACACGTTCACGACGAACTCTGGTGTCTATGTCACGCAGGACGATTCCATCAAAATTGGGACGGTCTATGCGTGTGTGCGTCTGATTGCCGACACGATTTCCACTTTGCCAGTTGATGCCTATATTCGCCAGGAGGGTGTGCGTCTTCAGTATCGTCCACGACCTGCGTGGCTTGACGCACCCGATATTGGGGTGACGAAAGAGGATCACTTTCAGCAGGTGATTGTTTCGCTGTTGCTGAATGGCAACTCGTTCACTCGCATCATTCGTGATGAGGATGGTGAAGTGTTGGCGTTGTCGGTGTTGAATCCGCAGGTGGTGGAGATTCGTCGAGATAACAACGGGCGCCTCTTTTACGTCTATGAGGCTCGTGACCGCATTGAGGATGTGGACATGATTCATATCCGTGACTTGACTTTGCCGGGTGAGTTGCGTGGAAAATCACGCATTGACTTGATGAAAGAGAACCTCGGTTTGGCACGAGCGTTGGAAGAGTTTGCTTCCCGTTTCTTTGGTCAGGGGTCGAACACTTCTGGCATCATTCAGTTCCCTGGGAACTTGTCTCGTGAGCAGGCCAAGAATCTTGTGGATGCGTTTGAGGATGGGCACAAGGGTTTGCGTCGTGCGCATCGTCCCGGCATCTTGTTTGGTGGTGCCACGTTTGAGAAGACTGGTGTGCCGCCGAACGAGTCTCAGTTCATTGAGTCTCGACAGTTCGCTGTTGAGGAGATTGCCAGAATCTTCCGTGTCCCACCGTCGATGATTGGTGTCACGACACCAGGTGCGATGTCGTATGCGTCGGTTGAGGCGAACAACTTGTCGTTCTTGGTTCATTCGTTGACCCCAATTTTGGCGAAGGTTGAATCCGAATACAGCGTGTTGTTGGCTGGTCGTGCGTTCATCCGATTCTCCACCGCAGGTCTTCTGCGTGGTGATATCGCAGCACGCAACGCCTCCTACCAGTCGGGCTTGAATAACGGCTATATGTCGGTGAATGATGTGCGCCGATTTGAGGACATGACCCCGATTGAGGGTGGCGATGTGTATCGAGTCCCGTTGACGAACATTGACATCACGGCTGCGAACCTTGCTGACTTGGATCGCAAATCGGCTATCGCACAACGTCTCATCGCATCAGGTTTCCAACCTGCTGCCGTGTTGAAAGCTCTTGACATGCCAGACATTGAACACACGGGTGTTCCGACTGCTGCATTGCAGCCGGTGGCCGCTATCAACCCGATTGCCCCTTCTAGCGTCTATGAGGTTGAGTGATGTCTGCACCTGCCGGTATCTACAACATCACCGCCGATCAGGGGGCGACGTTCACTCGTCAGTTGACGTGGAAAGATTCTGCTGGGTCTGTAGTGAATTTGACGGGTTATACGGCTCGTATGCAGTTGCGTCAGTCTGTTGATGCGTCTGGCGCTGCGGTGTTGGAGTTGACAACAGAAAACAATCGGATTGTTCTGGGGGGTACTGCTGGAACGATTGACTTGAGTGTTGCTGCTACGGCTATGGCTGCGATTGACGCCAAAACGTATGTTTATGATTTGGAATTGGTTTCTGGTTCGGTCGTGACTCGCCTCGTGCAAGGCACGTTCGAGTTGCGAGGTGAGGTGACTCGCTGATGGCGCAGGACACCACGACAGCCGTTACGGTGGTCGAATCAAACAACACGGTTGTTGTTGCTGAGGATGATGTCAATGTGACGGTTCAGGAGCAGGCGCAGTCGGTGACGGTTGTTGGTTCTGTTGGTTCTATTGGGCCACAAGGTGCTCAAGGTCCGACTGGTGTTCAAGGTTCGCAGGGACCACAAGGTGCTCAAGGTGCGCATGGTGCGCAGGGTGCTGTTGGTGCAACTGGTGTTCAAGGTGCTCAGGGTCCTCAAGGTGCTCAGGGTGATGTTGGGGCGCAGGGCGCTGTTGGTGCAACTGGTTCTCAAGGTGCGCAGGGTTCGCAGGGTCCGATTGGTGTTCAGGGTGCTGTTGGTGCAACCGGTTCTCAAGGTGCGCAAGGTCCTCAAGGTGCTGACAGTACGGTTCCTGGTCCACAGGGTGCGATTGGTCCTCAAGGCGCTCAAGGTGCAACAGGCGCTCAGGGCGCTCAGGGTGCGACTGGATCACAAGGACCACAAGGTGCGCAGGGTGACGTTGGTCCGCAAGGTGGTGCAGGTGCGCAGGGCGCTCAGGGTGCTACTGGATCGCAAGGATCACAGGGACCTCAAGGTGATGTGGGGCCACAGGGTGATGTGGGACCGCAGGGCGCTCAGGGTTCGCAGGGTGCCGTAGGTTCGAGCGGACCGCAGGGTGCGCAGGGTGATGCTGGTCCGCAGGGAGCGCAGGGCGCTGTCGGTCCGCAGGGCGACACGGGACCGCAGGGTACTCAAGGTGCTGTCGGTGCGCAAGGTCCACAAGGTGATGTTGGACCGCAGGGCGATACGGGACCGCAGGGTGCTCAGGGCGCTCAGGGCGCTGTCGGTGCGCAAGGTCCGCAAGGTGATGCTGGTCCGCAGGGTGCCGTAGGACCACAGGGCGATACAGGCCCTCAAGGCGCTCAGGGAGCTGCTGGAGCGCAGGGAGCTCAAGGTCCGCAGGGTGATACCGGTTCGCAAGGTGTGCAGGGCTCTACTGGTGCGCAAGGTGCTACTGGTGCCACGGGTGCTCAAGGTGCTGTCGGTCCACAAGGTGCAGTTGGTTCGCAGGGTGCTGTCGGTGCTCAAGGCGCAACCGGGGCGACTGGTGTTCAGGGTGCAACCGGAGCGACTGGTGCTCAAGGTGTACAAGGCGCAGTCGGCCCGCAAGGCGCTGTCGGTGCTCAGGGTGCAACTGGGGCAACGGGTGCTCAAGGTGCACAGGGTGCACAAGGCGCTACTGGTGCAACAGGTGCCAAAGGCGGATTGTTCTACACCTTCAGCACGACGACAACTGATTCTGATCCAGGCAGTGGAAATTTCCGATTCAACAATGCGACCATCGGTTCAGTAACACAAATCTTCATCGATCTGGTTGATGGTGATGGTGTTACACAAACTGCATTTATTGATTCTTGGGATGATTCGACAAACACTGTTGAAGGAACATTGGTTATTCAAGGTCGCACGACAGGAACATCTGTTGCGACGTTCAATGTCACTGGTGTTACCTCAGCAACCGGCTACCGCAAGATTTCAGTGACGTACATTTCTGGAACTGCTCCAGCAAATAACAACGGCTGTGTCATTGATTTTTCTCGTGCTGGAGATGTCGGGGCACAAGGCGCACAAGGCGCAACAGGTGCGCAAGGTCCGCAGGGTGCTGTCGGTCCGCAAGGCGCAACTGGCGCAACGGGAGCGACGGGTGCTCAAGGCCCACAAGGTCCACAAGGCTCCACGCTGTTGACAAGCAAAGGTGACTTGTTGACGTTCAGCACAACCAACGTTCGACTGGCAGTTGGTGGCACGAACAATCATGTTCTCACTGTTGACTCATCTACTGCGACCGGGTTGAAGTGGGCTGCGCCAGTATGCGTTCTCGGTTGATCTCAGTCATCACACCGACATACAACACGCCACCAGTTGTGTTGGCTCGCACCTGGGCAAGTCTCAAGGCTCAATCGCATAAAGATTGGGAGTGGGTTGTCTGGGATGACTCGACGAACGATGAAACGTGGCGGCAGGTGTACGGGTTCTGTTCCGATGAGCGGTATCGGATCGTCGCCCACCATAGTCATGTGCCATCGGGGTTGATTGGTCAAGTCAAGCGACGCGGGTTCATGGTCGCAGAAGGCGACATCTTGGTCGAGCTGGATCACGACGATGAGTTGACACCGGACGCATTGAGCGAGATTGAGGCAGCGTTCCGAGACCCAAGCGTCGGGTTCGTGTATTCGGATTGGTGCGAGATATTGCCGTCAGGTGAATCAGGCCGCTATCCCGAAGGATGGGCGTTTGGCTACGGCTCGCACTACTGGAACGATGAGCATGGCGTGTGGGTGATGCGTGCCCCTGAACTCAACGCCACCACCGTCCGCCACATCGTCTCGGCCCCAAATCATGTTCGTGCCTGGCGTGCAGACGTGTACCGGCAAATCGGCGGACACAACCCTGCGATGAGTGTTGCAGACGACTACGAACTGTTCCTGCGCACCTATCTGCACACGAAATGTCATCACATTCCAAAACTGCTTTACAGACAGCACATTGGAGCCCATACTGCACAGCGTCAACGCAACGCACTTATTCAAGTTGAAGTTGCTCGACTTTCAGTAGAATATGATGAACGGCTGTTCGCACACGGCTAGTGTTGATGGCTGAGGTAAATCATGGCTGTGTATCAAGGTCAAGTAGCTGTTGGAACTGTGGCGACTGTTCTCAATCCGTCACGGGCGCAGCCTGGTGTGATTCACGTGGTGAATCAAGACAACACGGACACGGTGTATGTCGGCGGTTCTGCTGTTACGACGTCAAATGGTCATGGCATTCCTAAGAGTGGTGATGTGGAGTTGACGATTTATGCTGACACCGTCATCTACGCAATCTCAACAAAATCTGGTCATACTGTCACTTGGTTGCATATCACGCCGTAATGCCGTACTTCATTTCTGATTCCAATGCCAACTGTTCAGGTTGGGCAGTTGAGAAAGATGACGGTGAAGTCATCGGCTGTCATACCAGCAAACAGGCGGCCATTGACCAGATGGTTGCGGTGTCTATTGCTGAGGAGATGGAGCCGGGTGGCGAGCGTGCTCGTCCTGATGAGTTGCAGGTTGGTGACTATGTTTCGTGGAATAGTTCGGGTGGTCGTGCTCGTGGCGAGATTCAAGAAATCTTCCGTTCGGGTACGGTGCGGGTGCCAGGTACCGACTTCGAGTTGGAAGCCTCAGAAGATGACCCGGTGGCCCTAATTCAGATATATCAACAAGTTGAAGGTGGCTGGGAAGACACCGATGTCATCGTCGGCCACAAGTTCTCTACCCTCACTCGAATCGGGGAATTGGAAGAACCAGAGGATGAGCCAGAGGACGAAGATGAGGACAACATGGAGGATCGGGAACTACCCGACAACTATCGTCCTGCCGTCACAGCCGACGTGCCAGCCAACCACAATTGCGGCAACTGCGGCTACTACAAAGATTTCTATTGCCTCCGGTGGGAAGCGTTGGTGGCACCGTCGTACTACTGCAACGCATGGGAATCCGTCACCGGACTGCCAAATGAGAACCCTGGACAAACCGTTCAGACCGGCAACGTCAGTTCAGAAAACCCCTACTACTACGACCCAGGCATCAACATCTACCGCCAACTCTCCTTTGATGTCCCCGAGTATGTGCGGGCGGCAGCCAGAAAAGGTTTGGACTACTACGGTCAAGGCCTCGGCGGTGACGGGCTTGTGGCTCGCACCATCCGTGAAGCTCGTGACATGGCCGCAGGCAGAATCACCGAAGACAAAGTCATCAGGGCAAACGCCTGGGGTGCTCGACATCTCGTCGACTTGGAAGCCCCACAAAACTCTGATGCCAACAACGACATGTTCCCCGGTGCTGGTGCGGTGGCGTTCTACCTGTGGGGAATCAACCCGCTAGATCCGAGTCCTGCGATGCAATGGTTTGAGCGTCAAGCAGAACGTGTCCGAGAAGAAGAAGGCCGCCTCGGCTACTTCAAGACCTTGACTCGTTTGTCTCGCCTACTCTTGGACAAGTAGCATCAGTCCCCTACTAGCATTGGTTGCCATGACTGAGAAGATTGAGACCCGCCGCCTTACTGTCAACCAGTTTGAGTTGCGTGAAGGTCCAGCCGGTGACGGCATGGCATTCAGCGGATATGCCGCAGTCTTCAACTCTGACTCAGAACCGTTGCCGTTCACGGAACGCATTTTGCCTGGTGCATTCAGGAAGTCGTTGCGTTCACGAAACAATGTGCGCATGTACCTCAACCACGACTCGTCAATGCTGTTGGCAACAACTCGTGCCAAGACGTTGCGTCTTGAAGAAGATGAGCGTGGTCTGAAAGTTGATGCCGATTTGCCAGACACCACAGTTGGGCGTGACTTGTCAACGCTCATCAAGCGTGGCGATGTGGACTCAATGTCGTTCGGTTTCTCTGTTCCTGCTCGTGGCGACCAATGGTCTGATGATGGCAATGTGCGTGAACTGAAGGAAGTGAAACTGTATGAGGTTTCTGTGGTGACTGGTTTCCCGGCATACGCAGCCACCTCTGCCAGTGTGCGCAGCGTTGACACGTTGGCTCAGCGTGCACAAGTTGACGCAGACAAACTGGCTGTTGCAATCACGATGCTGGAATCTGGTTCGGAGTTGGATGACGATCAGGCTGGTTTGTTGAGTGATGTTGTTGCCAAGTTGCGCAAACAACCCGAAGCTGCACCATCTCGAATCGGTGTGTTGCAGAAGCAACTTGATTTGCTGAAGAGCATCGCCTAGGATTCTTCGCACAGTTGATGTGCGGAGCCGCTGCTACTGCCAGTTGAGGAGCCTCGCTGGGTGCGATACCAAATCCTTGCGTACCCCAAAACCGTCCAAGAAAGGACATTCACTCAAATGAAGGAATATATTGACCGTCAGGTCGAACAGCGTCAGCGCACTTGGGAAGCAGCGAAAGCTCTTCTCGACACGGCTGCTGCCGAGAAGCGTGACCTGACCTCCGAAGAAGAAGCGTCGTACAAGAAGATGAACGACGAACTCAGCGAGCGTGCAGCCCGCATCGAAGCCCTCAAGGCTGATGCGGAGCGTGAGGCCAAGATTGAAGCGGCAACCCGTGAAATCTCCGGCCAAGTACGTCCAACGGCCAAGGCTGTGTCAACCGATGCAGACGTGCTCCGTTCGATGGCTCGTGGCGAGACCCGTTCGTTCACCTTCGAGCAGCGTGACGTCACCAAGGCATCCACCGGCGCACCAGTACCAACGTCGTTCTACGACCAGGTCATTGCGCAGGCTCGCCTTGTCGGCCCAATGCTTGACACCTCCACAGTGCTGCGCACTGCCGGTGGCGAGAACCTCCAGATTCCATCGCAGGCTGGTTGGTCAACGGCGGCAATCACCGCCGAAGGCTCAGCCATCAGCGAGTCCGATCCGACGTTCAACAGCTTCATCACCTTGGGTGCTTACAAGTACTCGTTCCTGGTGCAGTTGAGCCGTGAACTCATCGAAGACTCGGGTGTTGACATCTTGAGCTTCCTTGCCACGCAAACCGGAAACGCAATCGGCTTCGCCGTCAACAACGCACTCACCGTCGGAACTGGTACAACCCAGCCGAAGGGTGTCGTTGCTGCCGCAGGTTCGGGCGTGCTCGGAACCGTCGCAGGTGGACTCTTCACCGCAGACAACCTCATCGACTTGGCGTACAGCCTGGACGGTGCGGCACGTCGTCTCCCCGGCGTTGGCTGGATGATGAACACCGCATCCCTCGGCGCTGTCCGTAAGTTGAAGGACACTGCTGGTTACTACATCTTCAGCCCAGCGCTGGCAGATGGCAACGACCAGGTCCTCAACTTCCCGGTCTACGAGAACCCAGCAATGGCCTCGCAGGCTTCGGCAGCCAAGTCAGTCCTGTTCGGACACCTCCCCAGCTACTACGTCCGTATGGCTGGCGGTCTCCGTTTGGATCGCAGCGACGACTACGCATTCAATGCGGACCTCGTCACCTTCCGTGCGTCAATGCGCGTGGACGGTAACCTGCCACAACCAAGCCACATCAAGTACTTCATCAACAACAGCTGATTCAGCCAAGTTGAAGAAGTCCCTTGATTGGGGCTACAAAAGTTAGATGGGTCGGGGTGAAACACGCAGGGTCATCCCGGCCCATCTACACTTGATAGAACAACCTGCTACCTGCGAGAGGAGACTGCGTGAATGCGAATAATCATCAAGGGAGTCCCATTGGACTTACCCGACCCGACGGCGATCCTGCTCTTGCAGCGGGGCGCAGCACACTTACCAGAGGAGTCAGTCGTAGATCCTCGGACGCAGTCCGAGCCCTCTGGTACTCGAACGCCCCGTGGGCGGGAACGGGCTACGGCCAACAAACCCAGCAAGCGGTCCAAAGGCTCATCAAAGACGGGCACGAAATCGCAATCCACGCAATCTACGGGCTCGAAGGGTCAACGTCGACGTGGAACGGCATCAAAATCTACCCGAGGGGAATGAGTGCATATAGCGACGATGTGGTCGTTGCGCATTGGATGGAGTGGACTCAGGCAACAAATCTGCCCAAGTTGCTGATGACGTTGTTTGACGTGTGGGTGTTGAAGGCCCCGAACCTGGACAAGGTTCCGAACATTGCGTCGTGGGTGCCGGTGGATCACCAGCCGTGTCCGCCGGAGGTTGCTGCGTTTTGTCAACGTCCGAATGTGATGCCTATTGCGATGAGCCAGTTCGGTGCTCGCATGTTGGAGCAGTTAGGGATTCGCAGCCTGTATGTTCCTCACGGTA